TAGGCGGTCCGCATCCAACCCTTACCTGGCACGATGGCGGCGACGGGTTGATCATAGGAGAACAGGATGCAGGTCCCGTCTGCCAGGGTCACCTCAGTTTGGTTGCTGCCGACTTGCTGGACTTTCATGGGGGTCGTTTGAACTGAGATCAGTATAAGGGGTCAGCGGGCGATCAGGTCGCCTGCAGTGTACAGTGCCTGAGCTGTCACAGTGCGGACGGGGCGGATCGGTTCCCATAGTAGCCAGAGCAGCAGGGCACCAACGGTCAGGCGAAGCATGGTAGCACGGTGGAAGTCAGCGGAGCGGGAACGGGTCAGGGAGCGGATCATGCGGGCAGGATGGAGTCCATCAATTCAACTTCGCGGGGTCCGTCAACGATCCATTCCTGCCACTCTTCAAACAGAGCATTCCTGGCGGCGATGTTGCCACTCTGCTGATGATGGTACATTGCGACCTTGACTGAATGAATCAGGTCGTTGATCATTTCGAAGCGTTGAGTTTCAGTCATCGTTTCAGGCAGCAAGGTGAGCAGGGGAACCGCAGGAACGGTAGAAGTCTACCATCCGCATCGCCTCATCATAGGTGGCGAACCATTGCGACCGCCACTCACAGGCATTGTAGGGGACCTGGTAGCGGACTTCGTAGCGGATCAGTGCCATTGGGTTCGTTTGAACTGAGATCAGTATAAGGGGTCAGCGGGGCAGGTCTAGGGTGTGGTTGCCAGTTTAGAAAGTGGCATAGGGTGGCTGGTCAGGGGGTGCTGAGGCTCTATACTAAGGTCACAAGCGAAGGAGGGGCGGGGTAGCCCTGAGGACGAAAAAGGTCGTCACGGGAGCAGCCTTGAATTAAAAAGAGAAGCATAAAAAGGGGGGCGTCACCGCCACCCCAGGAAGGTGGCGGGGTTGCCATACTCCCCGATCACGACCCCGTTGCAGCGGACCTCAGCGTAACCGTACTCCTCCGACAGGGAGTAGCACAGATCCCAGGCACGGTCCTCATCGGTAGTGTGGTTCTCCCAGGGAGCGGAGGGGCAGATCACGTCGTAGCGGGTCATTCGTCGTTTCGTTTGGTATGCCTTAGTATTGCACCGATTCGGGGGCATCGGGGCAGTTGGTGGACAGTCCCGCAACTGGCACAGGGGCAGCCGATCCTGAGTATACCTAACTCCTACGCTGCCACGTTAAACCGACTGTTGTTGAAGTTAGCGTTAGAAAAGACCTCACGATTCACCAGTTTGAACATACCAAACTCATTGGTCATCACATAACCTTCGGCATCAATTCGGTTGCCGTAGAGATAAGCAGCAGGACCATCATTGCGGCAGAGGAACAAACAATCATCTTTGATCGACTTCACCAATGCCCACAGACGCAGCAGGTTAGCATCACATTCAAAGTCATCAGGATTCACTTCTTCACCAGCACGAATGCAGGCGTTGATCTGTTGTTTGATCTTTGCCGCTTCCTTATCAGAAACAAACTCACAGGCAGTAGACATTTGACGAGCAAAATCTACCACTTCCTGAACATCAGCGAAGGACTCCTGATTGTACAGAATGTATGCATTCGGTTGCACGAACTTCACCGTGTCAGTATCAGTCCAGATGCTACGATCAGGGAATGCCTGAGCATCACGAAGATCGCTCTCAGCATAATAGCAAGTGTGCGGAGCGATGATAATTTGCTGGGAAACTACCTCACCGAACTTATACGTGATCGTGTTGGGAGTGTACTCATCAGATCCACCGAACCCGATGAAATCACCCTGATAAATTGTCTCCAGGCGAGGCAGATAATCGAAGCAAGCGTGAAGAATACGTGCAACTTCACCCTGATAGAAGAGATCAATCTCCTCATGATTATGGGCGATACGAATCTTTTTCTTGTTAAAGACTGCCTTGGTTCCTACAAAGAACTCACCGCAGGCAGGATCAATCCCCCACACGATTGCAGGGGCACCATCAATCTTCACAGAAAGGTTACCCTTTGCAGTGAACCAATCAAGACAGGAAAGATCACCCGTGAGGATGGTATCTTCGGGGTGTTCGAGGTGTGTGTTTTTCATACTGTTAGTATTGCACGAAAAAAGGGGAGTCGCAACCCCCCTTGTGCCACTTGTTCAACTGTCACTCCAGCAGGTCGGGATAGTATGATTCAACCTCTGAAATCAGTTCCTCATCAGTATAACTGGTGAGATTTTCTTCCATCTGATCGCCTACAATACGCATCAGATCTTTGGTGCTCATGTTGTCAAGCAAACGGTCGATGTATGCTTCAACCAGTGCTTCACGATCGAAAGTGTTGGTCATGGTTTCAGTTCAGAATGTGACGATAATCAATGGATTTGATGCACCAACCTGTGGCACATGTGATCTCTTCAACTAGATCATCTTCATCATCTGCTTCCCAAATCATACCAATCGTTTCATCGGTAATGTTAGAGAATTGATGCTCGGGAAAGTCATCATCCTCATCAAAATCAAACTCGATTGCGGTGACTTGAAACAACATTAGTAATCGTAGTTTGCGTTCAGGTACTCATTGACATCGAACTTTTCATCACGAAGTTCAGGAATGTCGAGATCAAAAATCTCACCAGGGGTCTCTTGGATTTCAGACCAAAGTTCATCAAACATGGTGTGTCTCTCAGTGAACGAATGTAATGTATCAGGGTCTGGGGGGCATTGCAACCCCCCGTGTGACACTTCTCAGACTGTCACACCAAACAGAAGGCGTGGTTTTCAACTACATTCACCAGGACACTTTCCTGACGAAACTGTTTCTTATACTCCTCTGCAATTTCCAACACTTCGTCCAACATTTCCTCAGAGATAACAGTGAGAATACGAACCTTTTCATATTCACCATTCCAACAACCAAAACCTTCAGTGAGAGTGAAAGCATTCAAATATTGTTGAATGGTATCTTTCAGAAACGAAGAAAACATTGGTGCATTCACCTCACCTGCGTCAGGAATGTTTGCACCGAAGTATACAGTGGTGGTGAACATTGGAGTTCTCTCAGGTACGAATCAAACATAACAGGGTGGAAGCACGAACGCAACCACCCCTGTGCCAGTTCTCTGACTGTCACACCTCATTCATAACTTTCAAACGACGCATAATATCATACACTTCCATATCGTCCATATCGATTTCGCTCATATCAACTGGAGCGAATTCTTCGAGGTTAACATTACCATTTGCGTAGATCGGAGCATAATACAATTCGTCGCCGTCTTCTTGCGATAAGGTATAAACGCAACCGTGATTGGTGGAAGTAAGAAAAATCATTGGAAATCTCAGGAACGAATCAAACATAAACCACCACGTGGCAGATATCAACCCCTACTGTGCCAGTTCTCCAATTGGCACATACTAGGTCTCATTCTCAATAACGAAGGTCTTATTGAGAATATGTGCCAATTTCCAAACTGTCACATTAATCGAACGGATCGAATTCTTTCACCCTACAGTGGATATCTTCCCCTGGTTCGAGTTGCAATAATTCCCGCCAATCAATAGTATCTAGATCTAGATCATCATAACACATAATGTCTAGTGTTACCTGTACGATACGCTTCTGTGCTAACATGAGGTCTAGATGTGTATGTGTACTAGATTATATCATGCATAATGACGATATGCAAGTGCTTCGAGATCATGCGAATCACGTGCATAATCCTCGTCGAGATCTAGTACACCATACTCTGCGTATGAGTCCTCGTCGAGATTATAATCGTTGCAGTATGTGTAGTCGAGATCGTAGTCGTCGTACATAAGCTCGTCGAGATTTGATGAACGTATGAGTATTGTAGCATAAAGCTCGACGAGATGCAATCTAGTCTAGATGTAGGTCTCGTCGAGATTCATAACAATATATATGTGGTCTAGTCGAGAAATGTTAAGATATCATAATATCTCGACTAGATTTTAGCACGAACTCATAAGAATGTCAAGTATTATGAGTCTTATGTGTGGGTCTCGGAGTATTTTCGCGTCCCGTGGGGGTTGACAACTGCGCGTTCTTATGGTAACGTGCTTAGCCTGCATAAGATCTGGGTATTACTTATAAGGTCTGGGTATTCTCATCAATTAACCCAATTGATTCTCAATAATATCAACTTTATTGAGAATATTATAAAATACACAAATATATTTCTGTTAACAATAGGTTAAATCTTCATTGTACACTATACAACACAAAATCTGTTACACTATACAATAAATCATATATACCATACAATATATTATGGTGTAACACCTTACAATATACTATGGAAAGAGGAATCATTTATCTCATTCTTAACAAACAAACGGGTGAAAAATACGTCGGAAACACCACACTTGCAATGAATAAAGAATGGGTACACCACATAGACCGTTCCAAAAGAATGTCTGCAGAACCCTTACATAAGGCATTCAGAGAACACGGTGTGCATAACTTTATGATGAAAGAGTTAGATGAATATGATGATACTTGTTTAGAGAGTAAACTGAATGAATGGATAAACAAATATAAACCTGAATACAATCCTGTTATGATTCCTGCCGAAGGCGCCGATGCGGTAAAAGCGGAGGTTTCAATGCAGGTTTTGCGGGAAATACCTAAACCTAAAGAAAGAACATACAAATCATCTCCACACCTCATACAATGGAATGAACAGAATAGAGGAGATGGTAAACACTTTGGTATTAAGATAAGAGGAAAGAACTTAGATACTGGTTTATGTACTGACTATGAAAATGCAAGAGTCGCAGCAGAACAAGTGACAGGTAATCCGAGAAATAATTCAAACATTCTACTTGCTGCCAAAACTGGTAGAACTGCATACGGATACAAGTGGCAGTTGTTAGAAGAAAAGGAAAAGAAAAGATCGGTATTTGGTGTCGATAAAAAAACAGGGATTATTGGTCCCCGTTATGAAAGTATTAATGCTGCCGTTCGTGCCTTTGAATGTACTGATAAACACAGCATTCTCAAAAGTTTGAAGAACCCGGGTAAGTACAGTTGGAAGGGTTATTATTGGTTCTTCGGTTAAATCAACCCTTCATACCTTGTTTCTCTTGCTCTGCTGTCTGTCTTAAATGCATCGTCGTATGAAGACGTTGGAGATTTGCATAACGATTATGCTGACGTGTTGCAAGAGCATTCGATTTAACCTTTGCAGATTTAATCTTTGATTGTTGTAGCGAAACCTGCTCCATAAACTGGAAGAACGTCTTCATCGTTATACTTTAAGAATATAATAATATTTAGAATATAGGCACAATCTCGGTTTCTTTGCATCCTTGCATTTGAATATATTTCTCCCAATGAGTAGCATCTTCAATCGTATAAAAAGTTGCTGTTTGTTTTGAGTACATTTTCTTCTTTGGTTTGAGATAGATCACTTGGTACTTCATAATAATACAAATTAATTGATGGTCCGTCGTTCCAATGTCTTATGACGCCTGCAATAATGAAAACATTAGTAAGAAGATAAGTGCCGAATATAACAGTCCGTATGCCAGCAATGTGATCTGATTCTCTGTCATTTTTCGTTGCCTTCTCCCCAATTGCTTTTGCCCACAGTCTCCATAACGTTTTTTTCTTCTTCATACCTTGAATCTCTTGATCTTACATAGGTCAGTTCTTTCCATTGTTCAGGATAGCAAACTACAAGCACTCGTTCATTTCGATGAAGTGAACAACACAGATAATTAATTTCATCTTTTGGACGCACAGACTGTTCGATCGTGATGTATTCTTTATCCTTAAAATACACCCATCCTTCTACACCATTGGTCCAAATGACATAATCATTGACTTTTGGTGTATAACTCATACAAATGCAGCAGTTAGTGGAGTTTGCTTTGGTATCATTGCAGAATACGGAGTTGTATTCTCTATATCCACTGACTTTCCAATGGTTTTGGAGTTGACAGGGGAATAAAATGTTCGTTTTTTGGAGTCGTAGAATCCCCAGATACAACGGACGGGATCACCCAGATTGTAATCAAACCGACGCTGATAATGAATCCAGATAGCAATAACATTGCGTTTAAACTCTGTCTGCTCATAATACATTCCTTTCGGTGGTTTGTGGGGAAATTCAGGAGTCACGGACTGCACGGAGATAGTTTGGATTGTATCCTCTTTCAAGATAGATTTGAAGTCTTTGATCACACTGCTCTTTCGTCAGTTGTTTTGCATCCTCTTCAATCAATTCCCAACCGTGAGAAAACATTTCTTCAATACGATAGAGTTGCGTCACGTTGTAAATGCCTCCAGAATACCAGACTCGTAATCATCCTGCAATGCAAATCTTTGTGCATTGACGACTCTTTCCATAATGCGATCTTGATACCTTTCATCAAATTGCTCCTCTTCTGAAAGCAAAGTAAATGCTTCAGTATCAGACTCAGCAATCAGATTGATCATTCCACCATACTCAGAAGATGGAAACGGCACCCAGTAATCAACAATATAAAGATATTTCATTGTATGAGATAAATTACTCGGTTATTTTAGAAGAATGTTCAAGATTTGTCAACTGCCTCTTGAGTTCAGTTCGAATCGGAATCAAATGAGAATACAGAAACTGTTGATACTCATTTCCTTCAAGTAAGGAGATAAGATTATCAACTTGCATCAATCCCAGAACCAATTTGTTTTGCGTGCTCATACAAACTCCTGAATGTAATAGTCTACAGTAATCTCTAATTCTGCTGCTTTTTGCTCATAAAAGAGATCAGTGTAATTCTTTGCTTCTTCCCACTTTCGATAGGAATCAATTTGCTCTTCAGAGTGTTTCATAAAATCAGAAAATGCTTTTAGGAATTGAGTAATGTCTTCGTCGTTCATTTTTGATCGTAAGGGCAATCGGGGTGATGAGTGTAGTGAGCACAGGCATTGTATGCCTTGAACAGTTCCGAATCGCGGCGAATCAAAAAAACATTCCAACCCACGAAAAAAGCAAAAGCAATTGTTGCAGTAAGATAGAGTTTCATCAACCACACTCCAAATCGTAGGAAATTTGTGACATCATTTCAGACATTATTTTTGCCCGAAGTTTGTGAACATCATATTCAATCAGTTCAGATAAATCATCCCAATCCTGGTAATACGTGAACACATTCAACATTGCACCCAGTTCATCAGTTGTAAATGCCATCAGCAAGCACCATAGAAAGGATTGCCCAGTTGGGGCAGGTTAGAGTTATCACGGGTTTCAGTGTAACCATATGCCAGACGCTCACGAATGTCCAGCAGCATCTCCACACGGTTCAGAAACTTCTTCGACACTTGCCCGTGAGGAGCAAAGGTCACTGCACGGAGAAACCACTGTTGCGAAATATCACCATAGGGGGTCTTGACGGGGTAGAAGTCAACCACCATATTACCGTCCTTGGAAGTCAGTTGAGGGGTCTGCATTGGGTGTCTCCCGATTACCTCTGTATTATAGGTCAGAAGGACGGCACCACGTCGTTGCGTAGGACAGTTCCTGATCTGTCCATTCGCTCCCAGACCGAATAGAGTTTGTTATACAGTGCTGGCACACTTCCATATTCCCGTGCAATTTGATTTTCCTCACGGAGATCTAACTGCTGCAATGCAGATAGAATGACACCAATTTCATGAACATTCAGTTGTACAGTCTCTTCAATCATTGTAATTCAGTCCCAAGATACATTTTGAAGTAGAAAACCTGGCATCACCAGTGACCAATTACCCTGTTCACCAGTTCCTGCAAGTTTGTATTCCCATTTATAGGCAAACTTGTTATGACTATCCCAGGTCATAAAACCTTTCTCTTTATCAAACCACGACTTGATCGTCAGACCAAACCGATTGGAGTAAATGTTACGGGTTCGCAGTGCTCCACCAGTTTCGCGGGTTTCAACCACCTTACAGGTATCAAATTGAGTCTGCAGACCTACATCCAATGCACAGGGAGTTTCATATACAAATGGGCGATAAACTTTCGGTTTCGTTGGTACAGTCTGTGCCAACGCAGGAGAGGCAAACAGAAGAGCAGTTAGCAATAGAAGTTTTTTCATTCTTCAGATTCGTCAAGTGCAAGTTCAAGATAATTGTATCCAATTGTCTTCCGTCCTTCATGAGTTGCAGTGTCAATTTTCACACCTTCGCTCATCAGTTTATCAATACGACGATTTGTTGCGTCGTTCATTTTGGTTGTCCAATAGTAACTCATTTGATTCCTCCATTTTTGTTATATTCTATCATAAAACGACGAGCAGAGTAAGCTTCAAACTCAGATGCAAATGATGCAATCGTGCGTCCAGTATCAGACCAGACCAAATACCATCGCTTTGCAAACTGTTTGATAAAAATAGGTTTAGTATGAGTTGTCATAATCATCATCAAAAAACGATGCAACAAAGGAAATTACAAGAAATAAGAAGAATAAGGATACAGCAGCAATTATGATTGTCATACAGAGACGCTCACATCAATTTCTTTGATGTTCAATCCACAGAGTTGTGAATAAACACGATTACAGATGAGAGTTGGTGCTTTTTTTGCTTTGGATTTTTCATACCAGATGGTGCAGCAACCATCGTAGGTTTCAACACGAATGCGATAGTTTTTCATCAGTTTGGGAATTGAAGTTTGTACTTATCGATCAGAAGATCACGGACAAATTCGCGGTCAACACTATCACCACAGAACTCTTGCCCTTTGATATTCAGAATTTGAATCAGATCGTTGGTTGCTTTCTGAATCAGTTCAAGTGTAGCACCCATCGGATAGATGCCGTCTTTACCGTAGAAAGAAAGAACGTAATCGTAGAATTCAGTCATTTCAGTCCTCAGGGTAGAGTTTCCAACCGTCAGGGCGAATGCCCATTTCTTCACAGCGCACCTCATAAACAATGCGCTTCAGAAGTTGAAGAGGCATTTCATTTTCAATCTTTTTCTGAATGGTGCGGCGCAGTTGGGCGTCTGTAGTAGTGTCGGTGACCATTGTGGTTCCCTTGATTACCTTCTTATTATAGGGGAAGAACTGCCTCGCTGCTAGTTCTCTGTGCCAGTTTGGAAGGTGGCACAGCGAGTTCTTCCATTATGATTTGTTTTGGTAGAAAGTTCCAACAGTAATAACTACTGCTAAACGTGATCTTATCATTTGGACGACCATCAGGACTATGAAACTTCATCCGCTTATCAAACATCAGCAACTGCAGATCTTTTTCCTTAAACAGTTGCTTTGGTGCAGAATCATTTAACCAAGTATTGGTCATAATCAGAGCAAATGGTTTGCCAAATGATAGTGCTCGCTCAAAGAACTTTCGTTTGTTTGTAAATGGTGGATTAGATACAATCACATCCCATTCAAAGTTTGGATCATATGTTAGAAAGTCTTGACCCGTTGAAATGTGTGTTGAAATGACTAAATTTTGTGCTCCAATCTGCTTGACAAATTCACTCTCTTTGGTATCAAATGGGCACCATACCTTTGCATCTTTAGGAATATATTTGAGAATGGGTGCTACACCGTAGTTTGGTGTGTAACATTCATCATTATTTCCTTCAGAATACATCAGTTTGCTGCTGTCCAGTTTCTTAACCATCTCATACCACCATCAAACGATTTGGAAGATATTTTATCACATCCTCCTGCGATTCACAACCATTCTTCTCAAACAGGTACTCCAGGTATAGGGTTTCTTCCTGTTCCCGTGCCTCTATTTCGTGTGGTTGATGCCAATAGTCGTATTTTTCCACAGGTTCTTTAGAATAACACAATTTTCCGTATCGGACCTGCAGTGAACCGACTACCCACTGTCGCAGGTGGACCAGTTCATGCAAAAGAGTTTTTATATACAACTCCTCATCCATATAGGTATTAAGTTCAATCAGAAACTCACGGGGACGACGTGATTCACCCACATAGTCACAGTAACCATAAACTGCCTCACGTTTCAGACCACGATGGAGAATCTCCACCTCAATCTTATGACGGGGCAGAAAACGATTCAGAAACCAAGTGGTAACGTCCTCACAGAGGCGTTTAGAATAACCGTATCCAGAAATTTGAACGTAAGACATTGACCCCAGTGAAGAAACCAAATGAAGGATGAAACGAAAAGCAGTTTTTCTTTAGAAGTCATCGGGAGTTTCAATCAACTTTCCAACGATTACTGCAACAGGAACAGAAAGTAAAATCCATAAAAGTATCCAAGTCATCGAGCAATGATGTCCAGAGATTCCAGCAGCATCATACCAAGTTCAACCTGATTATCTTCATCAACCACAGGAATGTTAGCATTCACAAACTCACTTGCAAGTTCGTGCAGAAGTTCAGTCATTCGTTCATCGGCATAAGCAAAGGTAGCAAACTCACTCTTGAAACCATTGCACAGAAGGCGCAGAGACTTGGTAACGGTCAGGTCTTTAATTTCTTGAGCAGCGTCAAACATTTGAGGAGTGGTGTTGAACATAAGGTTATTATAGGGCAATCAGAGGGGTCTGTGCGACCCCTTGTGCCAGTTGTTGAAGTGGTTCAGCGAGCGTACAAGTAACCACCTGCCCAGTCAGCATTCTGAAGCAACCATTCACGCTGCTCAATGATGCGAAGATCATAGCGAACACCTTTCGCAGGTGCTTTCCAACTTGCAGACTTATAAACCTCACCAGTTTTCTTATCCACAAAAGCGTGGACAGAGCGAGAACCGTTCGCATTCATAATGATTTTGTGATACTTACGACCAGTTTCAGGATAGAAATCATAATCGCAAGTGCCCTGCTTCAGTTTATCAATTTGCTTCTGGTGATACTCAAGGTTATCAAGATTACTATCCATAGAGTGCTTGTGCATCTTGATGCTGTAATCAATGTAGTTCTGGCGCAGTGCCTCACAGAGAGCATAGGTGTGCCCCAGAACAGCAGCAGCGATGTCTTTCCGTGCCTCAGCAGCAGCGGCGTAGTCAGCGAAGGTGGTGGTCATTGCTTGGTTGCGTATGAAGGTATTATAGGGGCACACAGGTGCCTGTGGAGAGGTCAGTATGCCAGTTCTGAATCTGGCACCCAGGGTTCATCATCGCTCAAATATCCCATCCAGTCTTGGGGATCAGACTCGTACATTGCGATTTCCCGCAGTTCGTCAATCAATTCAGACAGGTCCATAATGATCCTTCAGATACTTTGGTATTATAGCAGAAAACCAACCTTGCTGACGGGTCTTGTGCCAGTCTTCTAACTGTCCATGAAAGATAAAATACTGCCAGTTTGACTGTTAATTCTTTCCTCTGTCAATTTGAAATAGTCAAAGTTCATTTCAACACCAATAAATTTTCTACCACATTGTTTTGCAGCAACACCAATCGCACCACTTCCCATACAAGGATCTAACACAGTATCACCAACATTTGAACTTGCTTCAATCAATCTTGCCATTAATTTAACAGGTTTTGGTGTAGGATGATCTTTATATCTTTCTGTTGCACAACGCCACACAGCAGACTTACAATGCTCATTAAATATGGCACCAGACTTCTTGGCAAACACGCAGTTCTCTATACTTGAAAGCCAGATATGTTGTCCATTCATAGGAGAAGGGTTAGTTTTCTCCCATATACAGTGCCTCACAGATAAACCGTGTTCTATCAATCGGTTGCGAATATGTGAGACCTGAACTGATCCACAAAAGATATAAATGCTCCCAGAAGTTACACGAACAACCTCATCAATAAAATTATCAAGTGGGAAAGTAATAATATCCGCATGACTTTTATCAAGATTTCTCAATCCACCACTCTTACGATTTACCTCGTCGTATGGTATATCTGTAAGAGTAAGTGAAATGCTCCCATCCGCAAGAGAAGGGAGCACATTCATACAATCGTCGTTATAAAGTTTTACATCACTCATAATTGAATATAATTGTGCTTGGACATACTTTAGTTAGGCGATCCCAATCAATCGTATAACTGATAGTATCCCAACCTTTATTCTTTGCAATCTTGCGGCGGTGATCATCAAGAGGAAAACGATTTTTCTCAAATCCTTTCTTCAATTCTTCACGCATTACAAGAGTTGCTTTTTTATGGTAGGGAAGAATATAAAGTATAGCATCATTAATCTTATGTTTGCAAGTTGCCCAACCTTGCACAATCGGTTTTCTTGAATTAAACCGAATAAAATCTTGACTTACAACCTCCGCAAGAAAGTCATCCCAAATAGCATTAGGATCGCGGAATTTGTAATCGATCGTGAATCCTTCTTTGACAATTTTTCCAGTTTTAATACAAATCAGGTTAAAAGATGCATCTACTCCTGCTTTATTTTTAAATTGAGATAGATTGTCATTCCCATAATTATCTTCAAAGCTATCAAAGTCAATCCTCAAACCAATCTTTTCAAACTCAATATTAAGTTGATGAATGACAGCAAGATGCTCACCACTTTCGATAATCCTTTTTTCTCTGGATAATGATTGATGAAAGTCGTGAACTTTGTGATTTTTAAGGAAAGGGCGATTTGTAGTGTAAGTCATAATCAAGCAGCAAGGGCACCAGAGGGAATCTCTACAACTTCAGGCAGTTTGCTGTCATCAAAGCGATGCATGTTGTAGCAAACCCATTCACCACTGCGGAAGACATATGCGAACTCTTCGCTATTATCGGGCAGAAGATACTCACACAGATCAGCATCAAGGCGAGGAGGGCAATTCTCACCACGTTGGGAGTAGTATTGGGGACCATATTCCTCAACCTTATTGGGATAAGAACCCCAACGGTCTCCAGTCCAACGCTCATTAGTCCAACAAGTGCTCATATCGCCACCATCAATCAGTTCGGCAGCAAGTTCTTTGCTATTGTAGTGCGTCTTCAGAATGCGACCCAACCATTCGGGATAGGAATCCCAGTGATGATAAGCAGAGAGCACAGAACCATCAGAGAGTTCAATGCCGATGCGTCCGCGAGTTGCCATTGGGGGCGTTTGTTGATTACCCACATATTATAAGGGGTCTCCTAGCGAACCAGGAGACCCAGTGTGCCAGTTTTTCAACTGTCCTCAGTCGTCATAAACTCTACACTCTAATGCGTCAGGATTGGCATCACAATAAAGTTCCAGAGGAGTAGGGTCGTGTGAATCTTCTGGATGATGCTCTTTATAAACTTTAAGAGCTTCCAATTCTTCTTCTGTATGTCTCCGTGCTTGTGGAGAAATTGTTGGATCATTCAAAAGTTCTACGTCTTTTTGAATGTGTTGATCGATATTGTCCATTGGAATACAAAACGTTAAGGTTATTTATTGGAAAATAAAAAATTATTAATATATTCTTCAGCAAAATCTTTGTTAAAATATGATTTCAAAATTCCATATGCTGGATCATTGGTTTTCATATAAGAATTATATTCATTTTGTTGTTGCTCAAATGTAATAATATTTTTTTCTTCAGAATATAAACATTTTTTATATTGATGTAGAAAACATTTTAACATTATTTGATATTCATCATAAAAGTCTTCTGTTTTTCTTCGAACCCAGAGTTTATCAGAGAAAAATTTATTTAAATCATAAACACTGGTTTTAATTTCTTTCTTATCTGGAAATATATCCAAAAACTTTAAGTATTTTTTATTATCTGTAATTGGATGAAAATCAATTGCCCCAAAATATCTTTTAGAACCTATTTTAAGGTATTCTGTACCAAAAATTGGTGTTTCATAGTGAAAATCTGGATAAATGACTAAACTTTCTGCATAAAATTTAGATTTAACTTCAAATTTACAAAATCTTATCTTATGACATCGTTCAGAATCACAGATATAAGACTTTAAAGATAAATGATTTTTTTTTAAATTCGATTTTACGATTATGTTATTTAATTCAAAAAATTCAGCAATAATATGATCGATCATTTCACTCACTTAAAGAAGACCCTCTCCAGTTTTTAGGAGGTGGTGGATCACACTTACCTTCAAGTGAACGAACCATCAACTCAGCAAACTTTTCCATTTTTTTAGCAGAAACAGATGCTGGACGATAAGTGATCGCTTCTTTGAGTGCTACAAGTTCGTCCCATTCTTCATCCGTAAGGATTTCGTTACTAGTTTTTGGCAAAGTCATAGAGTTTTTTGCGATGTGACCCAATATTAGCATTTCAATACATTACTATCTAGAAACTTAATGTTTTCTTCGGGATCACGTTACATTACTTAATAAAATTATCAAGATTATCTAGATCATCTCTAAGTTCCTTTTCTTTCTTTTGGTCGTGATAATAAGACCAAAGAGCATTATGAACATCCATTAGATGATCAACCCAAAAACCAATAGGATAGATTCCAAGCGCATCTTGAAGACCACGATGGCTAGTCCCTTGTTCTTCTGCTTTGCACATAATGTAACAGATTGCTTGGACCATATCAAGTTTGTCTTCTTCGGAAAGCATAAAATACTTTCCTACTGCACGTTGTTTTGCCTCTTCATTTTTCTTCTGAAGTTCTTTGCAGGCATCAGAGTCCCACCATTCTTGCCAAGAGTTTTTCTTTTCAGTCATCTTTTCCAAAGATAGTCCCAAAGAAACCAGAGTCACCTGGTTTACGGTTTTCCAGTTTATCCAAAATAGAATCAGTTGTTTGTAGAGTTTCAATGCGAGAAATCATATCTGCAATTACAGTACAAACCATTGGGCGTTCTTGACGGGCAGCGTATGCTAGTGCATTACGCAGTGCTCCTTCTGCTTCTTTCAGTGATTCTTCAACAGATTGTGATAATGCCATTACTTAACCTCACTTTTAAATAAATTATGGTAATAAAGAATATCTGGATTCTCTAAATCTTTACAACGGGGATAGTAGATACCGTCTTTATAACAACCATCTTTTGGATCTTGTTTATCGTATTTTAGCACATAATCAGGTGGTTGTCTAAAGTTGCAGAGTTCTCCTTGCTTTGTCATAAAGTTTTCAAAACAAAGTCCAGCAACAAATGGAGCAAGAAATTGAAGTGTATACATCAACACTCATCCATTCCAAGAAATTTTGTTTGTGTAATTTTGCGAATTATCCAAGTTCCATCTTCATTATCTACCCATTCAACAAGATCACCTTCTTTGAGATTTGCTGCTTCCAAAAGGTCATCAGGGAATGATACACAGTAAATATTTTCATCAGTATCTTCATCTTTGACTTCTTCAACAGGAAGAACCCAATGTCTTACTGCTTTATCATTTTTTACTTCTGGTGTCCATTCATATCCACCCGATTCACGAATTGCCTCAATTTCTTTATCAATATCTCTTTGAGTAGCACTTGGTTGAACGTTTTTATAATATTCCTCTGGATAATAAGTTTCTTCCCAGAAATCATTCCAAGCATTTTGACATTCTGGAGATTTATCGTCTTTGTCGCAAGATAGGGATTTATCTTTGTTTGCAATTAGATACTCAAGATCACTATGACCCCAAGGAAGCATACCATCATCCACACTTTCATCTTTCACGGGACGATGACCGCTCATAAGTTCAAGTAGTCCCAATGCACGATTAGAGTGATCTTTATAGTATTGATAATCTTCCTGCACCGCTTCACGAATGGTAGAATAGATTTCGTGAGGTGATGCCTCTCCAGAACTTAGAGCATCGTGAACCCACTCTTGGAGTTTTTCAAGTGAATACTTTTTATAATCAAAATCAGAGGTCATTAAGATAATCCTTGATTGCTTGTTCCATAATAACCTGAATCTCTTTGGAAGTCAACTCATTCAACCATTTCCAATTTGGATCTTGTGGATCCCAGTCCATTGTGAAAGACCCGTCCTCGTTCTGTGATATCTTAAGAGTATCGTTATTGTTCTTTTCCATACTGTTTTTTTGCTTTTTTCAACTCTTTCAATTCTGCTTTAATTTCTTTATATGCAGAAACTCCATCAATCTTCCCACCCATTTCAAGAGCAATAATAATATCTACTCGGGTTCCAAAATGTGCAAGTGCTTTTTCAAAATCGTCTAATTCATACATCGTAATCAATCCTACAATGCTCGGCAAGAATATCTATGCGAGCATCCAAAGAGTTCTCCATACGATAGAGTTCATTCGTTAACTCTACATTTTCTTCTTGAAGAACTTTAACTCTTTGCTCCAATTCAGCAAGTCTCTGATAGACTTCATCAATTGCAATGGGATCCATTTCTAATCCCCACTTTTTATGAAACCAATTTGTTCCAATCATAATACCCCAACCTCCTTCAAATAATTTCTATATCTCATAAAACGATTCCAGTTTGGTTGCCCTTGAACATCCAATTGATGACAGATTTCACAGTAGCAGAGCCACTCATACCAAGGAGTTGTAGGATCTAATACGTGATATGGATAATCAGAGTTTTCCACCTACTTCCGACTCATAAGTTTTGGATTCAGTGAAACCTTCCTGCCGTCCTTTAAGATAAAAACGGGTTGCTGAAATACACGACTCTTCAGTGAGAGAGGTGATAAGTCCGTTACCGTCTTTGTCTGTAGAATACCAGAGTCCATACTTTCTTTCATCAACGTAGAAGGCATCATCAATTAATTTCTTTTCCATTCTTCAATTCGGGATGAGGAGCATAAAGAGGACCTTCATAATTGCCAGCAAACTTGGTCAGTTCTTGAATAGTAGTTACAACTTCTTGAGTTTCTTCCCATTCGAAAGTAGTTCCTGATTTTGTAGTATAAGTGCGTGTTGTCATAGAGTAATCCAGCGTTCGTTTTCAAGAGTCCATTGAGTCACTTCAGAAATACGCTCACGAACTGACTTCTGGGGAACCCATCCCAGTTGTTTCATTTTATCACCATCCAGAGCATAACGCAAGTCGTGACCAGGGCGTGAAGAGTGAAAATCTACGAGTTCATAACTCAATTCTCTTCCTTGGGATTTGGCAATGATTTGTGCCAGTTCCAAGTTGTTGAGTTCTTCCGAACCAACAATGTTAAACTTAGGGCATTTAGCGTTACCCCAAGCAGGTTCGAACTTACCCTCATAATTCAGCAAGAAAATAACAGCAGATGCAACGTCTTCGGCGTGAATGTAGTGACGTGAACCAGGAATAGTTCTTGTAGAATCACTATGAATCTTTACAGTTTCACCATCACGAATCCTACGAATACACATTGGAATGTATTTCTCGGGGTGCTGACGCTCGCCAAACACATTCATCGTATGTGTTACATAAACAGGAAGACCATAAGTGTTCTCATATGCTACTGCCAGTTCTTCACCACCTGCTTTTGTAGCACTGTATGGATTAGTTGAATTGTAGCGATCATTCTCTTTATACTTGATACCATTTGGTGCAGGACCAAATACTTCATCTGTGCTGAAATAAATGAATCTTTCTAGGTTATCTTTTTGTCCCCGTGCAAATTCAAGAATGTTACAAGTTCCAACTACATTATCAAGAACAAACTCCATAGGATACTCGATACTGCGGTCAACATGAGACCCAGCAGCAAGATGGAGAATATAATCAACGGAACCAATTTCACTGCGAACAAGAGGGTTAAGTTCTGCTTTTAAATCGTGATGAACAACTTTAACACGTTTGCGAACCTCAGGATCAAAGGAAAGCATTAAGTCGTGAAGACGATTAAGATTACCACTATAATCAAGACGATCAAGTGTAATAATTTCCCAATCAGTATTAGAAAGAATTTGTCCAATCAAATGATGGGCAATAAAACCTGCACCACCAGTAATAAGAGCACGTTTAGTCATTTTCGTATTTGTATCCAATTGTATAATCTTTCTTTTTAAGATTGTATCGTGTAATGTGCTTCTTCATATGTTCTTCAGTTTGAAAATAGCACTTGCGAGTTTCTTTTCCGTCTTTATGTACCAACTTCCAAGGAAACTGATCAAAGGGAAATTCTTCAGTGTAGTCCATCAGGTAGGTTGTTCAACACGTTGAGTATACACGGAATCAAAAAGTTCGTCAAGTATCTCACCACACTCGTGATACTCTTTACTATCAAGGATGGTCTTTTCAAACTGATAACGACGAACAGCAGTAAAAATCAGTTTATATTGTTCAGGGGTAAAGTTCATTACATTTCTCCAAGTGTATGAATGACAGGTTTTTCGTGTGCTAGGATGCGATAAAGGTCTTCGTTCTGTGCCGCTGATATGGGAATAAATTCTGTTTTATCATCAAACTCATCATCACGAATTGCTTGATTGATTACAATAGATCCTTCTTCTCCTGACCAAGAACGATGATATGTTCTTTGAGGAATGACGAGAGCACCAGAAGAACGATTAAGATGAACGATGTGATAAGGATACCTCCATTCAGGATTGACAAGTTCAAATGTGCGAATACCAGACAGAACACGATTGTGGTCAATCTGGTGATAATGAATATAAAACTGTTTTGCTCCTACAATATCATCGGGAGGAGAAATAGCAGGTCCTTCGTGAACTACAAGGTCAGATGCGTTAGAACCTTCTACTGAAATATCATAGAAGATAACTGACTGAGTTTCACGGAATACTCTATGCTTTTTAAAAGTTACTTCGCTCATTAGTCGTAGGTGTTTTGCTCCTGATTCAATCTATCTATGTGATGATAAATGGTCTCTTGCGAGTATTTAAACTCTTTGAAACGTCTTGGGTTGTTCTTTTGCATCTTGGTGAGCATATTGATCCATTGATAGCGACTATCCACTACCCAACCATAGCGCCGCTCATCGTGCATTAAATCAAAAATTGAGATCATTTGAACCCCTTGCTTTTCTTTTTGTCCAATACTTCAATATGACTCAAAAAATTTCCACCACGTTGAAACCAAGTGAGTTGAACATCCTCATAGTTATCAAAAATAACCTCTTTGCCATCTTCAAAAACAACCTTATAATCGTGGCGATCATAAGGTTTATCGCAGGTTTGTTTAAATGTTTTCATATACAATTTCTATAAAGATTATTTGTAAAAATTTTCCAATCCAACTGGTTCTCCAAAGTTGTAATCATATTCGATGGCATTAGCACAAACATAATGCTTATGAGTTGTAGAAACTCCAAGACGATTGCATAACTCTTGGTGATTGTCTTCCATTAATTCTACAGCATATAGCATATGATCTAAAATATGATCCTTTGGGTGATATTTAATTAACTCATCACACAAAGATATTAAAAAATTTCCGCTACCAGCAGAATTATCTAAAAAAGTTGAATTTGGATTTTGAAGGATTTCAATTGGTATTTCCCGAACCATTTTGTTGCATAGTTCTATAGGAGTAAAAACCTCTGCAGTTTCATTGATTCTTTCATCGCTTCTTTCTATTTCAGAACCAGTAGATAAATTATGATTATTTTTTGCCATTATTTTGTTCCTGAATTAAAGTTCTAAAATCACTCCAAAATACAAGATTCCCATTCACTCTACGAGCAATATCTTTTTTTGAAATACAATGTGCTGAAGACATTGCGTGGTTTGGATGGACACCCTTACAAGAAGTAAAAATGATTATATTTTTACCATTTGGAACAATGTTCTCATTCAAGGTTGCATCTGCAGCAATATTACTAATATTATCATCATTTGTAAGGTAGGTGTTAGGATTTGCTTTGAATTTGTTTTGGATAACGCAAGGTTTAGCATCTAATGTGCAAATTCCACGACCATCAATACCTCTATCCTCACCCAAATTTGGATCATAGTTTGCAGTGTAAGTTAAGATATGGTCACCATTAAAAAACTTAAAAAAGAATTCAGCAAATACTTCCCAACAATCTCCCATATACTTAAGAGGTTCATAGATATCTGGGTCTTGAATTTTTCCGTATTTCACTACATTTTTAATAAAATTTTCAAGAGTATTTACTTCCAAAATTTTATCCAGTTCTGGAATATCAAAGGACGCTGGGTGTTGAAGTTGCATTATCAAAGTTGAGATTGAACGTAAGCGATTTGAGATTCTGAAAGAACCGATTCAATAGGAGCGTTAGGAAATTTAGAAATAATATTTGTAACACGTCCACTTACACGTGTTTTATCAATAATCCATTGATAAATGGGAGACTCCAAGTAACTTTTAGTAAGATTTGCTTCTTCTTCAGTATCAAAGACCATTGTGAAAGTTGCTGCAGTTGCTTCTGCTTCTTTATCGACAGTAATTTTAGTAGGAACTTGCAATTGAGGATAAAATACCCTCCAAACACCAGTTTTTTTCCACTTTATACGTGAATATTTAATTTTGCCATTGTTGTTAACAGGATAACAATAAATGTCATCTCTCACTTCTTTAAGTTCTTTTGCCCATTCAATAGGAAGATTTTGCTTTTTCAAATAACTTTCGACTGGTTTAAAATCATACCTATCACTGGTATTAAATTTTAACTTTTCACCATCATATGAAAATAGAGTATTCAGAATACCATCCAAAATACAATCTTTGGTGACCTTAAATGCACTATCTGCACTAATTGTTCTTCCATCAGAGACTTCAATCTGATTGTTTTTTGTTTTAGAATTCCTCAAAACCCAACGACAAATAGGAACACCAACTTTAAAATAATCGTCAGCAGAGAAATCAACAAACTTTAAATCATACTTGCGGTCATTTCCCAAAGTAAAAGTAGTAAAATGGTCACCACCATTAAGAAAATTAGTTGGAGTTACAAAACTCAGAATTCCATTTTCTTTCAAAAGTTTAACCGAAACATTAGTAATTTCCCACCACAAAGGGTTTGTGGTTGAACCACGGCAAGAACCGCCACCGTTATCACTCTGATAGGGGGGATTTCCAATAATTACATCAAACTTCATATCACACCTATTGTAGTTGTTCATCGGAGGAATGTAATATTTAATTCCCGATTTTTCACACAAATTTTTTACATTATTATAATACTTTTGCTGAGATTCGGTCAAGTTCTGATGAGTATTTTCAAGAAGAATCAAATTAGTGAATCCCGATTCTTTAAGATAGGTGGAAAGAATTAGAAAAGCATCTACAACACCAATCCGTGCATCTTTAGGAACTTCATAATCAACAAGTTGTTGAATCATTTCACGTGCAAGATCATCAGGAATTGGTTGACGACTATCCACAGGTTTGATACCCTTGGAAAATTCTGCACGAAATTTAGCACGTGCCCTATCAAATACAGAATCAATTGTGGGAAGTTGAGTAATCATAATGTTTAATGGTGTTAAAAATCAAAAAGCAAATTCTTCAATGTCTGCTTCAAGAAGTTCTTTTAGAGCATTTGTATGTTCAAAATTAATTTGATAATCCAAAATTCGACGCTTCAAATCATCCTCAAGATCTTCAATAATTTCATTTTCTTTTCCACGCCCATGAACTTCGGTGAAGATTTCGGATACTGGAACACCTTGCTGATAAAGTTGAATAACAATTTGACGAATCAGTTCATAACTTTCCAAGGTATTATTTTCGTGTTGAACAATAGTTACAATACCATACTTCTTACCTGGGGCGGAACGAATTACACGTCCAATAGATTGTGTTGCAAAGATAGAAGAAAGAGTGTTACGGAAAAATACAACTCCAGTGAATGCCTTAACATCAATACCCTCACCCAACATTGCATAGTGAAGAACAATCATTTTTTGATTGGGGTCATCACCAAGTTGATTAAGAGTTTTAATAAAATTAGACTTATTGATTTTTCTTTTACCATCGACATAACCATTATTTACAGAATCAATTGAAAGCACCTTGTATCCTTTGGATTCTGCCCAAGTTTGCAAATCAGAATTCAACAAATCTTGAATTACTTTTGTACCTTGCATACAAAGCAAAATCTTATGGGCAGAAGTTTCCGAATGCTTTTCTTCATAGTGCCTTACAAGGTCTTTAATTGTTTTGAACGATACTGAAACTTCATCCATATGATTTGTATCAGCATCACTTGTCATCAGGTGAATTAAAGGATTCACAATAATTCCTTGACGAACAAGTTCACTAAATGGAATATTTACAATCTGCTTTCCGAAAACAGATTCATTGTCCATTCCAGGACCATCAGCACTGCGAGATTCGGAATATCGTGGAGTTGCAGTAAAGAAATAATTATGAACAGAATGATTGCTCATAAATTTTACCGAATTAAAAACATTTGATGTTGTAGCATTATGTGCTTCATCATAATATACAGCATCAATCGGAATCATTGAAGAAACGATTCTATTCAAACTATCGTAGGTACTGAACAAAATCAAAGGTTTCTTCAATTTCTGTGCAATGCGATAAGTCTCTCGAATTTCTTCTACAACTGTTGTGGCAAACTTTGGAGGAGTGATACGAAATTTAAGATTTTTACGATTACGTTGAAATACTTTAGGTTCAGAGGAAACCTGACGATAATAAAAATCAATGTCTGACAGATGCTTATCAAACTCGTTGAAAATCTGTTCGGAAAGCATCAATTGTGGAGCAACAACAACTATGACTTTTCCAGGATACAAAAACCTACGACAATCGGTGATAAAAGTGATTGTCTTTCCGCTCCCAGTAGGACTATTCACAATACCCTTGTCATTTGCTTGAATAGCATCAAGCATCTGAATTTGATGAGGAAAGAGATTCATTGATTTGATTGATTTCCCATATTATACTGGATTAGGACCACTCCTGCAAGAGGAGTGGTCCAGTTTCTAAAGTGGTTCGGAGTTATTTGATACCAGAAGGTTTTGATTTTTCGGTATCGAACGTTGTCCACTTTGCTATTTTAAGGCACATCAGCAAAGTTTGGTGTTCACGGTTATACAGTTCCCAGTCTTGTTTGAGTTTCGCAGCATATCGACGACGATATGCACAGCACCAGACGTTATAGAATATCCTATCCTTTTCAGTTAAGGACATATCTGTTCTCCATATACCCAACCAGTATCGGTCTTAATAAGTTCCCAATAAGAATCACCGTCAAGTCTTCTAAAGAGATAACGTGTCCCATCCTCACGTTCACACATAAAGTCACACTTGTGCGGAGAATACAAGCGAACCTCAAGTACTTTGTCGTTTTTGTTGAGCATAGGTAATTACATACTTTTTGTGTTCGGTATGAAGGTCAGAACAAATGTAGTGTTCCAACTTTCCACCAAGTTCTTCTGCGATTTTTTCTAATTGCTTTTCAATTTCAGACATTGTTATCATCCCAAGGTGCTTTACGATTCATAAGTTCTTTAATTCTTTCCACCACAGCAGGATCTTGTGGTTCATTGATTCGTCGCACAAGTTCATCATAATCCTCTACTGATAGAGTAATCTTTGGTAGTTCTTGTGCCAATCTCAACCTGCGTTCTGGACTGATGGTTAGATTGTAAGGATCATCATAAGGATAGATGTATTCTTGGAACCAACCGACACTCAAACTCTCCCAGAACTCACCATAACCCCATTCATCACCGTCATCATAACAGTCAAGAATATACAGAACATTACGGAAACCATCAAGGAAGAGTTCCCATTTTGTTGGGTTTTCAAATCTCACGGCGTTTCATCACTCCAGTAGTATTTTAGTTTATCACCATCTGCGTGAATATTCAAGTGGTAGATCTTTTTGTCTTGTGTGTAAATGCCCACCCACAGGCTCCGTTCGTTCATACTTTCCAGGTGAAACATTTCCACCTCTTCCAGTACAATTTCGTCAGGGTTTTCTTCCCAACTTACTAGTTTAGTCATCGTATTCAAGGTAAAAACTATCTTTTTCTAGGAAATGAATCTTATCGTGAATTGCTTGAAGTGCCGTCTGTTTGATTGCCCATAAGTCATCATCATCGCCAACCAAAATATTCACTTTGGTTGTTACATTTACTCGCAGAGATTTCATAGGTCTCTAATATATCCGTAGTTCAAATAGTCCCAAAACATATTGTGATAATCCTCAAAGTCCCATTCGGGGTCAGTTCCATCATAATCCATAAGGTCACTCCAAGTTTGATATGCCCACCTCCACATCAATCTTCGCAACCAGAATTGTTGAAGATGATATTTCATTTTGCCTCCCAGAACCTACCATCAGGACCACAAGAATAATCAAGTTCTTTCCAACGATTTGATCTCAACATATCACAAAATCTTCTCTCATTACCAGTTACAGGATTCTGTGTGGTGTTTGGGGAGGCACAAGTATCGTGTCGAAATCCCATTCCAAATAAATGAGTCAACCAATCCTTACGATAATACTTACAATCTTTACACAGTTTCATCATTCATCTCTCAAACTATCCAATACTTGAAGAATAAAAGCAATAGAGTTAGCATACTCTCGCCCATCTTGCCCACCCATTACCATATAAGCAATCTCTTTTTCGGCAAGTTCAATACGCTCATTTCGTGTGAGTTCTTGTAGTGTGGGACGATACCAATTACCATCAGCATCTTGTTTGAAACCAGCGGCAAGTTTTTCTCTTTCTTCCTTCTCAATTTCCGCAAGTTGTTTTAGAGCCTCACCATTCTCTTTGTAGAGTTTTTCAACAGCATCAAGAGCTTTGCGTTCTGCTTCACGACGCTCTGCCTCCTCAAACATTTCATCCGGATATGGTTCGCAATCCATTGTTTTTTCTATTTCAAGTTTAATTTCAGGTGCTTTGGTTCCAGTAGTAAGAGTTCCAAGAGTTGGACAAGGCATACGGGATGTTTCCTTACCATTTGTATAAAAGATTAAGTCCTTATCCTTATTCATAAGTTCTCTCAGTTTCTGTTTGCCGTATTCAGTCAGTTCGTGTTTTTTGTTGCGGAGTTCTTCTACTTCTTTTTGGGTAAGATTGACCCAAGGCATATCATTGTTCATCGCAAATTACTCTTAATTTCTTCCAAACAATCATTGTATCCTGTTGTTTTATGCTGAGAGAAAATCTCCTCTACATTAACTGCAGTTTTATAATGCAAAGTTTCATTTAATAAATGCTCTTTGGGCAACCATTCTTCTACAGCATCTACGATTTCATCGGTACAATCAATACTATACCCCAACTCATTTCTTATTATATCCCAAAGTTTTGATTTAGTCATTAGTTTTAGAGCATCTCCCAGTATTATAACCCGTCAAGAAGGCAGAATGCAACCACTTGGTCATCAAGTCCTTACGAGTATTCACATCCTCAACTTCGCAATCACCAAAGAAGTGCTCACTACGAAGTGAAAAACCACCATAAAGGTCGTGAAACCATTCCTGAAATGCGACTTCGGCAGTTTCTTCCCATTCCCAATCGTTCGCAGGATGTTTCATAGATCGTAAGGTTGTTGTGGGTCTTTTTTCCAAACTTCTTTGTATGTAATCCATCGTTCTACACCAGTTTCCATTTGTGCAATCCAGTGTTGTCCATTCTCATCAACAGCATCAAGATAATGAATGCGTGTCTTCGGATCAATTGTACGGGTGATCGTTACGAATTTAACTCGTTCAGTCATTTGTCTTTCCAAGTAAAGTCAAAGAAGATTTTAGCACAATTCCTCACCAACCAGTTTGGTTTCTTATTCATATAATATTTCACAATACCAGCACCAATAGTATAATACCCTGCATTATCAGTTCCACACCTAATCTCAAAACTGGGAGTAATATTACTATCAGTCGCAATAAGGTTAGAACAATTTAAATTGCCTACTGTAAGTCTTACTGGAAAACTACCATATTTTTTTGCGGATTCAAAGTTCTCAATAATTTTATTGAACTTTTGATTGTAACAATGCTCTTGATAGTATTTGAGTTGTGCGAACTTGTATTCTACATCCTCAATATGTTTATCAATCTTCTCATCAAACTCTTGTGAGATTTCTTCTAATGACTTGCGTGGTAATTGAAATGAACCTTTGATTTCAGGAGAAACATAAGGAATAGTAAAGTATTCCTTTGCGACTTCATATTGTTCATTATCTTCACCCATAGAAGCAATCAAACCCATAGTATCAAAGACATTTTTTATATCTTTGATGGTTTTGAGTTTGCTTGTATCAAGTTTATGATTTAGTCGTTCAGTCATTTCAGTTTCTCTTTGAGTTCATCAATTTTCTTAGACATCATATCAATCGTCTCATAACACCATTCTCTTTCTTCTCTTAAATCTTCAATCATCAAACGAGCAACCAAGGGCCATTCGTCCTTTGAGTTCTCCCACCAATCTTTATAATCTTTCGGCATAACTTTTGAGAGTTCCTCATCGTATGCTTGTAGTCTTTCTGCGTCAGTCATTCTTTCCACCCATCAAAGTATTCAGCAAAAAAGTTAAAACTGAAACCAATCTTACCAAGTTGAAAATCTGCTCCAAGAAGATGAGAAGAAGTAAAAAATGAGAGTAGAATGTGTAATCCACCATTACTATGAACTAAACGAGTTGGGTATTCATAATTAACCCAAAGTAATGAACGATTTTTGAAGATACCAAACTGCCAAGTGTAGTCAGTATCATTATCATCCCAAACTTTCTTATCGTATTGAAAGAGTTTCATTTCATTTCAATATACCAAGAGCATAAAGTTGTTGTTCAATTCTCTCACTTGGAGTTCCAGTAAAATTACCAACAAGTTCAGGATTTAGGGCATCAAGTTTTTGAGCAAGTTTCCAACACTTCTCAACTTCTTTTTGATATTCTTTGAGGAGTTCTTCTTGTTCAGTCATTTCAGTTGTTGGAGGACAGAGATAAAGGTTTCAATACAATCTTTAGGAATGTGAAAAGATTTTCCTACTTGAGTTTCTTTACCATCACGAAGTTCATAGTAAAAAACCTCTACCGTGCCATATTCATCAGTATTGAGTTGATAGAACCACCCATCATCTTGGTGATGAATGTTGATTTCTTTTGTGATTTGATAAGTCATCGGTTTGTTGTGTATGAAGTTATTATACAACGAAAAAGGGCACCTGTGAAGATGCCCTGTGCCAGTTCTTCAAGTGTCCTTCAGTCCAATCAGTTTAGCAAAATCAGGAGTGATAGTAAGGTTTTGTTCTTTTACAAGATTACGAACTTCTTTACGAAGATGAAGATACTTGTCTCGGTATTCTGTGAGATACTTTTGTGCTTTGTTCTTT